CCAACGTTGTAGCATCATGTTGTTCCAACTAAAGCCTTTTTTGTTTGTCGTCAAATGCTTCAATCAGTCCAACTTTGTTTTTTGTACCTTTTTTTCTAACACCTGGATAGGCGCTAAACACATTGTCACTAGTGTCGCCACGCATACACTTTTCAAACAACATGAATTCAGGGTGTGGAGCAGGCTTAGGTTCTCCTGTCTTCTTATCGCACACGGGCTTGCCTTTGTCATCAAAGTATCCTTCTACTGTAATAGTAGTATTACTTACCCCGTTGTACTGTCTACAGTTAGGTGCAATAAGTTGTGCAAAGTCACCGTCTGTAGAGATAATAACATGATTGTCATTAGGATGTGCTTGTACCCAACCTGCAATAAGATCATCTGCTTCTAGTACAGGATTTTGCATTACTGTACAGTTAGTCTTGCTACCAACAAAGTCTTTGAACTCGTCAAAGATTTCCCAAAATAATGTATCTTCTTCTTGCTGTGCAGGAGTAAGTGCATCTCGATGTTCTTTGCGGTTGCGCTTGTAAGGCTCATAGTAATCTTTGCGCCAACTACGACCTTCTAAACAAAACACAACATGATCTGCCTTAAAGTCAGTCCATGCTTTCTTTACACTGTTAAGTGTAATGTGTAGTGCCATGCCAAGTTTAGTATCTACATCGCCACGTACTACGTGTCTTGCACGAAAGAATGTGTTAGCTGTATCTACAAGAATATAAGTTGCCATTAGTTTACCTCTATATGGTTTGTATATGTACGATTGTATACGATTTTGTACGAGTTGTCAACCATTACGATACTTCGCTTTTACCTTTATCAATTGGCACAACATTAATATAACCTGCACCTCGATTGGTATCTTGCCCTTCTTCTTGAAGCATATTATAAACTATATCTTTGAACCATCGGTCTACAATTTCTTCTTCAACATCACCCTCGCTGCCATAACCTGCTGTTAAAAGTTCTTCAATAAAGTATTTGTTCCAATCAAGTTCAAAAAAGCCATTACGTATATTATCTTCATTGACTTTCATATCAAGAACATTAACCCAAGGTTCTTTCTTTTTAGTAGCATATGCCTTCGGATCTTTAATTTTTAGTTTTTTATCAGATTCAGCTTCTAGTGCAGCCTTTTGTTCAGCAAGTTCTTTTTCTTTTGCTTCTATACCTGATACTTTTTTAAGCCATTGTTTCATAGTCCTGCCTTTCTAAGTGCGTCTTGATCGATAGGCGCCTTCATAGCCTTTTCGTGTTGTGCGTTTTTATATTGTCTAAGTTCCCCAGGCATTTCCGAATAGGCTAATGTGGAGTCTTGGAGTGAATCGCCATCCTTCTGCCATACACGCTTCAGCAACGTCTTTAACATTGAGGGTGTATTCTTCACTGCGTCCACCCATTGGCATAAGATATACTGGACATTGTACCCCGGCATCTTGGTAAGCACTAACAGCTCTTTTAACTTCGATAAAGTCGTCTTCAGTAGCCACAACAAACTTAAGATAAAGTTCGCTACCGTCAACCCGAGTATACTCACGAGCAACATCAGGCTTGATAGCAGTTTCCCAAGGTTCTCCTGAGACACTAAGTTTTGGGGAACAACTCCAAGTGACTGTAAGTCTGTCGCTGTCGTTGAGATAGTTGTAGAGATCGTCGTGTAAATGTTGTGTAGTATTTGTTTCAAATGTGATGTTCCTTAAATCCTGCATACGTGGATGTTCAAACAGCTCTACGTAAAGCCGTTGCCACGCTAACAACGGTTCACCGCCTGTCATGATCAAGTGTACATCTTGACCATTGTCTTGTACCCACTTACCGTTAGGAGTAAGTGAAAGTAAATGCTCAACTACTTCATCTACAGTTGCTTGTCGATTAAAGTGTTTAAACTCTGGATAGATACTTGCATATGTATCGCAACCTGTGTGGATAATAGGCAGGTCTGTAAACTCTTTAGTTGTTTCATGTACACCTGCGTCAAGTAATCCTTGTACTTCGGCATTGTGAATAATGCCTGCTTTTTGTTTTACATCACGCATTGGTTCGTTCTTTAAGCCAAAGTTCATACAACGAAAGTTACAACCGAAGGTGCGTAGGAATACACTGGGTACTCCTACAAACTTGCCTTCGCCTTGTACGCTATAAAAAGCTTCTGAATATCTTAGTTTCATAGATGTCTTTCTATTAACTGCTTCATAGTCAGGATAACCTTTTTCAAATACTGGTGCTATCATCTTGGTGCAAACTCCTGTTGGAGTTTGATGTTGTCAAAGAATTCTTTCTTTGTACCAGGATCGGTTTTAAATGCACCTTTTAGCACACTTGTTTGTGTTAAACTACTATGTGCCATAATGCCTCTATTCTCACAACAACCGTGTGTTGCTTGAATGTAAACACCTAAGTGTTCTGCACCTGTGGCTTTTTGTATTTGCTTTGCAATATCACCAGCCAGTTCTTCTTGTAGTGTGCCACGTCTAGCACACCATTGTGCAATACGTGTGTATTTGCTTAGTCCAATCAGTTTGTCTGCTGCAATAATACCAATGTACGCAATACCAGCTACTGGCTGATGGTGATGCGAACATACACTTTTTAGTTCGCTACGTACTACCAACATTCCTTCATAACGATCTTCATCGTGATTGGGGAATGCAGTAGCCTTTGGCTGAGCAAAGTATCTACCACTCATAAGCTCATTGATATACATTTTAGCAAGACGCTTTGCAGTGCCTTCGCTGTTAGGATCATTGTCTGTATCAATAATCAATGTTTCCAGTACATCTTGAAACTTGTATGTTAGTTCGTTCTGAATCTCTTGTAATTCAAACTCACTAATATGTTCGCTGATATTATCATTAGCAAAAAAACGTACATTGTTTTTTCTTAGTCTTTCACGTACGACTTCACTTACTTTCACTGTAGCCACAGTATCAGTGTCAAGTCCAATATTTTTATCTTCCATTTGTTTCTCCGAGTTATAGACGAGGATGTCTATATTTTATAATATAATGTATTTAGGTTTTTGTCAACCAAAATGTTCATTTAGCATTTCAATACGATCTGTTGCCGCCGCCATTTTATCAAGTTCTTCTTGAATAGCTTCTACAATATCACTGTGTTCACCAATACCAACACTCTGATGCATATACACCAAGATGTTTGTTTTTGCTCTTTCGAGCTCTCCTTCGGCATGCATACGAGCTGCCTTAACTAGTTGTTCACGCATCTTTTTTCTCCTTTAATGCTTGTCTTTTGTTATACTCTTCTAGTTTAACACGATATTCGCTTTCTGTCAAACTATGCCAACCAATACATCTACCTGTTGGCGATCTTCCGCAACCGCAACTCATCTTATCTTCCTTGTTTTTCGTATGGATATACTAACCATACATCTTCTTCTACCTTATTAACTTCGTCCCAGTGATACTGTACTTCGCCAAATCCGCTGCTCAAGTTTTCAGTCATTACAGCAAAGCGAACATTCTGTCCCCATATAGTATTCCAGTTAGGATCATCAGGCAAACAACTACTTTGCCAGTCTTGTTTGATCCAGTTAAACGTAGCACCAGTATCGTTGATGTCATCTACAATGAGAATGTTTTTCTTTGCATTTGAATCGCTTTTTACATTTTCCATAATGCCGTCACGGTCTAACTCTGACACATATCCGAATGCATCTTCTGCCATCCAACAGTTACTTTCAGGACCTTGCCCACCGCCATCTCGCAGTCTTACATCTAATGCATAATGGTTACAATCAGTTAGATGACTTAGTATAACACTTAGCGGTAATCCACCTCTATTTAAACCTACAATATAATCAGGACGCCAGTTGTCTTTATACATTTGCATTGCTATGCTAGTAGCTGTATCATGAACATCATTCCAGCTGTAATATTTTTTTACCATCCAATATCCTCCCATGGTACATCTTTGTCACCAAAGTGTCCATATGTACAGTTTTCGCTATACTTATTATACTTGAATAAATTGAATCTGTCAATGATTCCTTTTGGAGTTAAATCAATCTCACGTTCAATAAACCTAGCAATACTAGCATTGTGTCCGTTTGAATCAACATAGATACTTGTAGGTTCTTTAACACCGATAGCGTAGCTTAACTGGATATTACACCAGTCTGCCATACTGTCTGCTACTACATTCTTGGCGAGCCATCGTGCCATGTAGGCGGCACTTCTGTCGACTTTTGTTGGATCTTTGCCACTAAACGCACCGCCACCATGAGGAGCAAAACCCCCATAAGTATCAACAATAATTTTCCGCCCAGTAACACCTGCATCACCGTCAGGACCACCAATAACGAAATTTCCAGTAGGGTTAAGATGCCATGTAGTTCTTTCATCGACTAAGTCTCCTAATTCTTCCATTGCGGCAAGTTTACAAAGATGCCTTGCTTCTTCTACGTTGCCTTCTGTGTGCTGTGTACTTATCACAACTTGATCAATACGTTTGATCACACCGTCACGTCTAGCACCATAGTACTCTACGCTTACTTGACTTTTAGCATCTGGTCCTAGTATAGCTCCACGTTTGCTTTTCAAGTTCTTTAGTATCTCATGGCTGTAATGGATAGGTGCTGGCATCATACTGGGTGTATGATTACAGGCATATCCGAACATCAAGCCTTGATCTCCTGCACCAAAGTCATCTGTGCCTAGCGCAATATCTCCACTTTGTGAGTGAATCTCATTGTAGATACGCAGGTTATCCCAATGAAACCCTTCCTGTTCATAACCGATTTCTTT